GTCCACTGGGGCGAACGGCAATCTCTGAAGGGCAACGCAGTTTGGCAGAGCAGGCAATAGCCTCATCCACCCGCCGAGGCAGCGGCAAACCCTGGGCACGATTGGCCCACCAGGAGGCGGCCTTTTGGCGCGGATAGCCTTGGTGCTCGATGCAAATCCACTCGCTGTGGTGCGTGAGGCCACTCCAGTAGTCCACCCGCAGTGAAGGCGGCTTGCCGGGCTTATCGTGCCGGGCGTATGAGACGCTGGTGACGGGCACCCACTCCGACTTCCCGGAGGTCAGCACGTCCAGGTTGCTGGCCTTGGCTTCGATCTTGAGTTCAGGCGGCGGAAACACATGCCCGCAATCGGGACAGGTGCGAACCGAGGCGTGAACGATGCTGTCGCACTCGGAGCAAGCCTTGGTGGGGGCGACGCCATCTTCGCCACCTTTCGGTCGCTTGGGTTTAACGGCATCAATCGGACCGTGCCGAGCAATGTTGCCGGCGAAGTCGAGCACCAAGCAGTCCGTCTTGCCAGGAGCCAGGCGGCAGCCTCGCCCAACGATCTGCACATACAGTCCCGCCGACTTGGTTGGCCGCAGCATGGCCAAGAGGTCAACGCCAGGCGCATTGAAGCCAGTGGTAAGCACATTGGCATTGGTCAGACATTGAATCCTGCCGGCCTTAAATTCATTGATGATGGCCTCGCGCTGGGCACCAGGCGTGTCCCCAACGATGGTCTCGCAGGTCACGCCGCGAGCACGGATCGCGTCACGGACATGGTACGCATGGTCCACACCGGCGCAGAAGATGAGCCAGCTTTTACGGTCCTTGCCGTAAGAGAAGATTTCGTCCACCGCAGCCTGAGTGATCGAGTCCTTGTCGACCGCTGCCTCAAGGTCCTTGGCAATGAACTCCCCGCCGCGGGTGCCGACCCCGGTCAGATCAATCTGCGTGGCCATGCGCTTGGAGATCAGGGGTGAGAGGTAGCCTTGGTCGATCAACTCGCGCACCGATACCTCATAGGCAATGTCGGTGAAGATCGCGTCACCCCCTTCATGCAAAAGCCCAGAATCCAACCGGTAAGGTGTCGCGGTCAATCCAATCACCTTCATCTGAGGATTGAGCCGAGCCAAATCAGCCAGGAAGCGCCGGTACATGGTGTTGCTCGAGCGCGGAATCAAATGGGCCTCGTCAATGAGCACCAGATCGCACTGCTGAACGTCGTAGACCCGCTTGTGGATCGACTGGATACCGGCAAAGAGGATGCGGGCACGGATGTCTCGCTGCTTGAGACCGGCCGAGTAAATGCCTGCAGGCGCCTCCGGCCAGAGCTTTTTGAGCTCGGTGTAGTTTTGCTCGATCAACTCCCGCACATGGGTAACGATCAGGATGCGCTGATCAGGGTAAGCCTTGAGGACGACCTCAACGAAGGTCGCCATCACCAGTGACTTGCCCCCGGCGGTCGGGATCACCACCAGGGGGTTACCCGTGGCCTCGTGAAAGTAGTTGTAGATGCCTTGAATGGCACCGCTTTGATACGGACGAAGGGTCAGGCTCATACTCGTGCTCCTTAAAAGGTGTTCGCATACTTGTTCATACCGGTGTCGCGCCAGCGATTCCCACTGGCGAACTCGTACTCGACCCAGTCCTCGCCAGCGTCGACCTGCTGGCCGGGCACCAGCGATGGGATGAAGAGGTGCATGGCGCAGGCAGCGCGCTGGTCGGCCTCGGTCAAAGGACGGTCATGGCGTGCGCAGTGCCACCCACCGTCGACTGGGGTCGCATGCAGGCAGGTTCTGCAATTGATCTCGGGGGCGGAAGCGTCTGGTGCGTCCGCATGGCAGACCGGTGCGTGGTCACACATGCGGCACTGGTACCAGGCAGGATCTGTGCTGATGCGCGGCGGTGGGGTGGCCGCAAAGATGACTCGCTCCGCCTTGGCCAATAGGCACTGCGCAAAAGATGGATCTGCCTCGACCCGCTCGACGTAAACGTCGTCGGTGTCCTTGCAGACGGCCAGGTACATCGCACGGGTCAAGCCCATGAGGTGCATGTAGGTCTGCATCTGGGCAAAGTGCAGCGGCTTGCTATCGCGCACCTTCTTGGCCATCAGGTCGTTGAAGCTCTTGACCGAGTGCGTCTTGAACTCCAGCACGTGCCAGGTCTTGGGCGCCTCCAGCAGGTTGATGGCCACGCCATCGAGCGAGCCCCCAAAGTGGCCACCATGCGCTTGAACCCGAAACTGGCGACCCGTGTCCGGATCAACTTCCAGAACCGTCGCTCCGGTGCGACGCAGGTTCTGAACCAGCCGAGCTTCTTCCAGTTGGCCGGTCTCAAACAGGCGCAAAAGGCGGCCAGGATGCCGGGCACGGGTGACCCAGCGGAAATCAAACCAGAGGGCGCGCTCACATTCCTTGCCGATCAGCGACGTGCCAAGATGGGCACGAAACCCGTCTCCCGCGTCGGCTTCATAGGCAGCGAAG